TAGGCTTCTTTTATTTCAGCTGCATTAGCCAATTGTAAAGCCGTAGCCTACACCGCCGCCAATTTGTAAGACTAAATCTGCTTTGAGTGATTCTATTTCAGCTTGTGCTTCTGCTTTAAGTGATTCGCCATTTAGAGTTGATCCACCTTGTGGGCCGGCAATAGTAGCAAATTTAGATCTTGCTTCGCCAAGCATATACTTACAGCTGGCTAGTGTATAATCTTTGATCCACTGTACCGCTTGGTAATCTTTAAGTAGCTCAGTGTCTGGACGATAGTTATAACAAAACATCATTACAGATTCGTCCGATCTTGGTCTTTGTAATATAGTTAATTTCTTTGTAGTATTGTTCCATTGGAATTCAATAAAAGAACCAAACATACGTCCAACTAGTTCTTGGTATTGACTAAAGATATCGTATGTTGCTAGTCCGCCCATGTTAGAACTTGATAGCAAGTATGTGTTGGTATATGCCATATTGAACGGTTCAAATGTAGTACCGCCGTCTCCGCCGCCTGAACGTGACCCTATACTTCTACGGAATAACTTACGTACTTCCATAATTTCAGGTGCTAGTATATATTCGTTCTGATCAGGTACTAGCTCTAGAAAGATATACGATTCTTCTACAGCATTATCTGATCGTTGTCGATATGTAGTTAATGCTTTTGTTAATCCTGTTTCGTAATGAATAGGATCAAGTTCAACATCGATCATACCGCCGCCTAGCATACTATGCACGTAATCGAATACTTCTTGTTTTTGTGTTGCTAAATCTGACATATAATTGTTCTCCAATAGTATTTATCGTTCGGAGGCAACATTCGATAAATATGTGTATGCCAAGATTAAGTTTATATAAACCCGAACGGGGTGCAGATTACAGATTTTTAGATAAGCAAGTCCTTGAAATGTTTACCATTGGAGGGACAGACTTATTTGTTCATAAGTATATAGGCCCTAAGAACACATCAGCAGAAGAAGCTACTGTTGATCAACCTCGCTATGATGTAATTAAAGAAACAAACATACAAGATATGTTGTTTATGGAAAACAGAGATCGCAAGTATGATCCAGACATTTTTTCCATAAGAGGAATTTATAATGTACAAGATATAGACTTTGATTTAAGTCAGTTTGGGTTATTCCTAAGCAATGATACATTGTTTATGACTGTACACATTAATAGTAGTGTTGAAACTATAGGCCGTAAATTGATGGCTGGCGATGTTATTGAGTTACCCCATCTTAAAGATGAACATGCACTTAATGACTATAGCATAGCACTTAAACGCTTTTATGTTATTGAAGATATTAATAGAGCAGCAGAAGGATTTTCGCCTACATGGTATCCGCACTTATACAGACTTAAATTAAAGCAAATATACGATTCACAAGAATACAAAGATATATTAGACTTGCCGGCAGACGAACATGCTCCAGGTGGAGATACTCTACGTGATGTAATGTCAACGTATGAAAAGGAAATGCAAATTAACAATGCTGTAGTAGCACAAGCAGAAGCTGATGCGCCTAAAGCAGGATTTGATGTTGCACACTATTATAGTTTAGATTCTAATGCTGACGGTAGCATTGACCTTAAAAATGTTAATGCTGACGGCGATATACAAGCTAAGCCGGTTAGATCAGGTTATCAAGGTTACTTAGTTGGGCAAGAAAATGCACCTAACGGAGCAACATTTGGTCACGGTATATCTTTTCCAACTGATAAAGCTGTTGGTGACTACTTTTTAAGAACCGATTTTTTACCAAAACGTCTTTTCCAATATGACGGTACTAGATGGATTAAAGTTGAAGGTGATGTAAGAATGACATTATCAAATACTAATACCGAAAGTACACAAAAAGGAACGTTTATCAACAATACAAATACTAACTCAATTGCAGGTGAAACTGTTACAGAACGTAGTAGTCTAAGTAAAGCACTAAGACCTAAGAAACCAGAGGCGGATATCTAAATGCAGCATTTTTATGATGGTCAAATAAGACGATATGTAACTCAAATGGTTAGGTTAATGAGTAACTTTAGTTACAAAGATTCTGAAAGTAATCTTGTTACTGTACCAGTTATGTACGGCGACATTACTAGACAAGTTGGTAGTATCCTAAGAGATAACAGTGAGAACAAAGTACCAAGTGTGCCTAGAATGGGTGTTTACATTCAAGGACTAGAAACTGATAGCTCTAGGATATCAGATTCAAGTTTTATTAGTAAACAACATATTAGAGAGCAAAAGTATAATGCTGTAACTGAATCATACGAAGGCATTCAAGGTAAAAACTATACAGTAGAGCGGTTGCACCCTACTCCGTACATACTAAATTGTAATGTTGATTTATGGACATCAAATACTGATCAAAAATTACAACTAATGGAACAAATACTAGTGTTGTTTAATCCTACATTAGAAATACAAACAACAGATAATTATATTGACTGGACTAGTCTTACAACAGTAAGCATTACTAGTATTAATTTTAGTAGTAGAACTATTCCAGTAGGCACAGACAGCGAAATAGATGTAGCATCTATCAGCTTCGCAGTACCAATATATATTAGTCCGCCAGTTAAAGTTAAAAAACTTGGTGTTATAACAAACATTATTGCTAGTATACATAATGAAAGTGCAGGCACTATTGAAGCTGATTTATCTACCCCACAACTTTCAGCATGGGACGACTCAATAGTAGTCGGGCGTGTTGATCGTGACGGTAATGAAATATATGAAACTAGTAATGCTACAAATGTTGCAACAGTTACATATGAAAATCAAGGTATATATGTTGAAGGAAATAATATTAAACTTATATACAAAGGTAAAGTTGGTACAGTTGATTGGAGAACATTGTTTGAAGCAATGCCGGGATCATACGAACCAGGCATATCACAAATACATCTTAGACGTTTAGACTATCAAGATGTAGAGTATGCTATAGTTGGTACATTTAGTACAAACCCAATTGACGAAACTCAGATAGTTGTTAACTGGGATGCTGACTCACTTCCTGATAATACAGTACTAACTGGTCCTGTAGGCGATAGAAGTAATGTAGACTATATTATAGATCCAGCTACAACAGGAACAACTGCATTAAACTTAGGATCAACTACTCCAAGAGTTTTAATATTAAATCCAATTGGTAATTCAACAAATACAGACGGTCCTGATGCGTGGAAAAACACTAACGGCACTGACTTTGTTGCACAAGCTAATGACATAATTGAATGGGACGGAACTAAGTGGCATGTTGTATTTGATGCCTCAGCAAATGATAGCTCAACAGACGTAGTATACATTACTAATCTTACAACTTCTAAACAATACCGCTGGAATAACACAGAATGGTTACTTTCTGTAGACGGTGAGTATCCAAGAGGAACCTGGAGGCTGGCACTTTAAAGATAATTATTTGTATGAGCAAAAAAATTATCTGTAGTGGTGCAATCTTTTATACCCTAGAAACTAAACGCTTCCTATTTGTACGTAGGGCTAATACCAAACGAGATAATGTTTGGGGATTAGTTGGCGGAACGACTGAAGATAAAGAAACACCGTGGGAAGGGTTACAAAGAGAAATTAAAGAAGAAATTGGTAACATTCCTGAAATTAAAAAAACTATTCCACTGGAAACATTCGTAAGTAATGATGCAGGATTCTTGTTTCACACGTACTTGTGCGTAATCGAAAAAGAGTTTCTTCCAATACTTAATAGAGAACACGACGGATACGCCTGGGTTAGTTTTAATAAATGGCCTAAGCCTTTACACTTTGGATTAAAAAATACGCTCGAAAGTAAAATTAACATACGAAAGTTAGAAACACTCTTTGAAGTGATTAACTTAATTAATTAGGTATTAAAATGAACGATAATGTAACAAAGACAGAATTTGGATACGAAGTTTTATGGGCCAATACTGAACACTATAGTAGTCGAATACTAGTGTTTGATCATATTGGATCTAAGACTAACATGAGCTTTACTAAAGAAACTACTAAGTCTTGGTTTGTTAATGCTGGTGAACTTAGAATAAGATGGATTGATACTAACACCGGCAAGTTATACGAAAATACATTACGTGAGGGTTCTGTATTCCATGTAACTCCGCTAATGCCAGTTAGTTTAGAATGTCTGTATGCCGGAAGTGCTATTGCTGAAACAGCAACAAAACATATTCCTGAAGATGTTTATCATATAATTCCTGCAGATAATATCAAGGCAAGCGACGATGAACAATCTGAAGTTTAGTGATCTACCACAGTACCAAAAAGATTTAAAATACTTTACTGCAAAACTGTCAACTATAACTAACCCTAGTCTTAAAACAGAGTGCAATAATTTACTTAAACAAATGTCAGAACATGCATTGTTAATAGATGCAAGTCATGATTTTGATCCAAGGTTAATTGAAGAAAACAGAATTAAAATTATTGAGATACGCAAGCAATTAACTAGCGTAGTTAACGATTTACAACGAACTTAATCTTTTAACAGTAAATGCTCCAACCATTGCCGAATGTAGTGTACATTGATATGCAAATGTTCCACTAGTAGTTTCAGGTATTCTCCAATACAATGTTCCAGTATCTTTACCTTGTGCATCACTATCAGCACTTACTGTTCCATCAATACCAACGTGTAATAAATTTGTAGTAAGATTGTTTAAAGTACCATCTTGTATTACAAACGGATGTCCGCCTGTACCCAATAAGTCAAATCCGTATGTATGTCCAGATATAAGGTATACTGTTGGGTTATTGCCTGCATAATGTGGTTCAAAATTATATGCTAAGTTGCCAACATTATCTACTTGAAATGTTGTTGCTGTACCTTCAAATATTCTATCAACAGTTAAAAAGTTTGCATCATTAACATCAGTTAACGCAGCAAATGTAGTAACACCCGAAGCTCCGTTATATGCAATAGAAACTGAATCAGTTGACGAGTCTGTCGTTACTGTTATTCCGGTGCCACCAGCAATAGTTAATGTATCCGTTGTTGTATCTGCGCCTATTGTTTGCTGACCAGCAACAGCAACATTACTAAATGCATTTTGATTAACTTCACCAGATGATGCAGCAACGTCTTGGAAGCTAAATCCGCCTACTCCGTTAGTTGTTAGTACTTGGTTTACAGTTCCGTCAGTGATACTTAAATCTGTTAACGTAGTTGGAATACTTGCAGATGTAGCTGCATCAGTAATTCCGTATCCTGATAACGTTGTTGGTTTAGATGTTAAATTACTAAATGCGCCAGCAAAGCTATCAGTAATGCCGTAACCTGCTAGTGTAGTTGGCTTGCCTGTTAAACTAGCAAATGTCTGTGCAGGAATACTTGTAAGGAATGTGCTTGTATCAGGTGGAGTGTATCTAAAAACACCGGTAGTGTTATCGTAAGTAATTGCTCCGTCACCACTTGCCGCTAGTTCATTGCCTATGCTTAGACCAGTTAGTGAAAGAACACTAGGTGTATTTGATAAGTTGTTATAGTTTAAGTAATATGATCCATCTTGTCCGTCAAGAGTATCTGCATCAGTACCGCCACCACCTGTAGTAGCATCAGTTCCAGGAGCCCATTTAGCACCGTCCCATTTTAATACACTACCTGTACTTGGGGGTGATGTTGTTGTGTCAACATCTGACAAAAAGTCTACAGTAAATGCTGCTAAGTTAATTTCTATGTTATCAGTATCTGTAGCGTTCTGGGTAGTTATATGTGTACCACCTAAAATATCTACATTACTTGTAGCAGACGCTGCTGTTAATGTACCATCGTCTGTGCCTATAGTTGCAAACAAGTTTGGATTAGATGCTGCACCAGTGTAATTAAGAGTAACTGTTTTGCCAGCAACACTAGAAGTAATGTCAGTGCCGCCTGCGATTGTTATTGTATCAGTTGCAATAGTTGCTGTTGCACTTCCTGAATCGCCGGCTACTGTTTTAAATAATGCAACACCATCTGCACCGTCAGCGATGTTCCAAACTGACCCGTCCCACTTCCAAGTGGTTGTTCCGTCTGTGTACGTGTCGTCTATGTTAGCTGATACTGGAAAATTTAAAGCCATTGTATAGTTCCTTTTGTATATTTATCGTAATGTCGGTCCAACATTCCGTATGGTTAGTGGACCTGTAAAACTCATTGGGTTGTACGATGCAAACTTAGAAAATAGTATGTTTGGTTCTGAACCCATTAAGCTCTGATTAAGATTCTCATAATCAGTAGATGAGCTAGTATTGTATACTACACTTTTTGCTTCGTTAATAATATCAGCTTTCATTGGCCCTGGGCGTTTAGTAGGAACTGATTGCAACTTTAATGCAATAAGTCCTGCTACTTGTGGTGCTGCCATAGACGTTCCGCTAATATTCATAATTTTAAAATTTGCATCATCTGGGTAATCAATTGTAGTATATGATGCATCACCTATATTACTTGCCGCACTAACTACTCCACCGCCCGGTGCCCAAATATTTACTCCTGGACCTCTAGTAGAACTAGTTGCAGTCTTGTCATAAAACTGACCGCCTGATGATTGTACACTACTGTCTATATTACCTACCATTAATGCATTTTCACTAAATGGCGAACTGCCTCTATGATAGTTATAAGTTACCCCGCCAAAGACAGTAGTATTATTGTAGTCGGCTCCGTTTATTACATCAGCCTTCATAGGAGTATTACCAGCGGCAATAACAACATGAATACCTGCATCTATCATATCTTCAATTTCAGCATCAACTGATCCTACACGAATTGGTATTCTAACTCCTGCAGCAATAACTGCTGTTGGAATTCCAACAGCTGCCCAAAGAACATATCTGTCAGTGTAAGTAGACCCCCAAGTCCAAGCTGTTCCTCTATAGTTTCCGCTTGTTGGGTTGCCGCCTTGGTCTACTCCGTATCCCCAACTCATATTAACTACTGTAGGACGAGAACCTGCTTTAGCAGCGTGCCATAACCTAATCGAGTCAAAGGAAGAAGCAAGAGGAATACCAGTACTATCAGTACCTGTTAGTGTTTCTAATCCTTCTAATTTTTGAGAATATATTCTTGCGCCTTTTGCCCACCCGTAAGTTTTACCAGCGGCAATACCAGCAACGTGTGTTCCGTGGCCGTCTGCATCTCTATAATGATTTGCACTCTGTGTTCCGGATATTCCACTTGCTGTGTACCAATTTATTTGTTGTACTCTACTATTGCCAGCAGCATCATTAAATTCTGGATGGTCTGCTTGTATACCCGAGTCTTGTATAACTACATCAACACCGGTGCCGTCAAGAGCATAATCGTAATCTCCAGTTAGTGTAGTTTGAAAGCCAAACGCAGAGTTGTCAGTAGCTGTACATCGTCTTAGTCCCCAATTTACATAGTCACTACTAAGATTTGAGCCTCTATAAAATGTTCCTGTTTGTCTAGAATTAAGACCTATGCTAATATCGTCTCTTTGATCAGCGGGTATTTCTACACAAAATACTCTTGGATCTTCAGATAGTGCTGTTGCTTCGTCATCAGTTAACATCCAGTGTGTCATACGCTTAGAGCCAATACGAGCATTTGCTACATCTACACTTCTATTTGGTATGGGACCGCTTCCTGAGGATGCTGATAACTCAGCATCAAACTCTTCTAAATTTATTCCACGGTTAACAACAACAACATACTCTTTTTCCATTATGCAATCTCATACACAAACAGTAATAATGTGCCTATGTTAACTGCCGCTGAGTTATCTGCTCTATATAAATTAATATCTATGTGAGTAGTTGATCTTTCAATAACTGTATGTACGCCAATTGTTGTAGTAAAGTCTTGATACGTTGCCATTACTTGATAATCAGTTGCGGCCGAATATGCCGTTGTAAATGTTAGTCTATAATTTCCTGATGATTGCTGAGTGACGCTTGAAAATCCAGTTAGTGTAAATGTCGGAGTTGCCGCAAGTGCTAAAAAGCCGCCAAACTTTGGAGTAGGTATACCGTTTGCTATCACGCCGTCGGGTGCTGTTAATGTTATTGAACTAGCACTAGTAAATGTCGGTGCTCCACTGCCTGCATTAATGTATGCATCTGCTGTTATGTCGCCTACTGTTATATCATTAGTAGTTGTTGCACCTCTTCCAGTTACACTATTTAATGTATCTGTTTCTGCATAACTTGTTAGGTAAGTACTATCATTAGTCCATTGGCTAATGTTACCAGTTTTATTAGTTAACGCGGCTGCTGAACTAGCTGTTATAAAGTCACTAATTGCAGGCGGAGTATATGTAAATACTCCTGTAGTATTATCGTATGCTAATGATGGCGTAGCATTTGCACTTCCTGTAGTAATAGATAAATCTGTTAAAGCAATTCCGCCACCGCCGCCACCGCCTGACGATGCAAATGTAATAGTATCTGTTGCATCATTAGTTGTGATTGTCATTCCTGAACCTGCTACTAATGTAACAGTATCAGTTGTAGAGTCTGCAGCTATTGTTGTTTGTCCACCAACAGCAAAATTTGAAAAAGCGTTTTGATTATTGTCACCACTGCCAGTACTAATACCAACTATGGGCTGTATCCATTGAGAACTGTCTACGTCTGTAATATAAACATACAACGCTCCAGTATTACTGTTTAACCAGATGTTACCTTGACTTGGTGTACTAGGAGCAGATTCTGACACATCAATGCTTGCCCCGGCTGACGCTGTTATGCCTGCTTGAGTTGCCTTTGCTAAAAATGTACTATCAGTAATATTAGTTAAGTCAAGTTTTGCTAAACCTGCGGTAGATGCTTTTGTTAATATAGCAGCATCAGTTACGTTTGCTAAGTCTGCGGTTACAAGCTCGTATCCACCTGCCAGTGCGCCACTGTACACTCTTAATGAATTTGTTGTTTTGTTGAAAAAGACTTCTCCACTAGATCCAACGTTTCTATCTAAGAAATCGTCAGGTCTAGGAATTATTCTAATTCTATCAACAACCGGTGATTGGTTTGATGCCATTATAAAACTCCTTTATATAGAGTATTTATCTGCATACACTAGGTTCGTTCATTACGTTCATCTAACTCTGGGTCAGAGTCGTCTTCAATTGGCGTGTTTAGAACATCGTATATATTGCCAGTCGGCATAACAAACTCTTGTATGCAATCAACATGCATCAGTCTAGGCTCATATCCTGGCATTACAAGGAAACTAATATGATGAATTTCTTCCTTTGGACCTTTTTTATATTCTTCGATAGATACCGGCTCTTCTATTAAAGGAGCACGATGACTATTTCGTGTTGCAACAAGATGTTGCTTTTCTCCATCATCGTCTATATACACAATAATAACATCATCATACTCTAATAACTTAGTAAGCATAGCTTGTGTTCGTAAACGGTCACGTTGAAACTTTCGCATTGTATACGAGTCTTTAACTTTTTTAGGATGAACTTTAAATATTGTCATCCCGTTATCTGTGGCAAATTCTTCAATAGCCATTATTTTTTCTCCATTAGTGTTGCTAGTTTTTTAATCTTATCACTAGCATAAGTTTTACAATAGCGTGGAGCAAACATATGTACTATTAAAGCAATTTCTGCTTTTTTAAGTTCTACTAATAAGTTAAACGCGAACTTAAAATGTTGCCATCTTGACATACCTGCTTCTTCCATATGTATTTTACATTCTTTACTAAACATCAACGACCCTTTCCAAAGTGCTTATTGTATATATCCTGTACTAAGTTACGTCGAATCTTAAATGTAAAATTCATAATAAATCTTTTCTTTTTAAGCCAAAGCTCGTCGTGCTTATTTTTATCTCGTACTACTAACTCAAATTGCTGTTCAGATATTGGTATAAGTTGTGCTAACGGTGTGCCTGCCTTTAATAGGTATTCACCTTTAGGAATATTATAAAATGCTTGAACATTAAGCTCAGTACTTACACTAGGATCTAATATTCCGATACTACTATCAAGTTCAAAACTATCTGGATACGCAATTGGTATCATAAGAAACTTAACACCTTTTGGTGCAATTACATTCCAAGGAGTATTAAACTTAATCAATGGGGTCATGCTCCATGGTCTAACTGGCATTAATGTTTCAACTCCGGTTTCTTGTTTACTAAGAATCTCTTTACCTTCTGCTAAATCATGCATATCAGAAGTAGGAACTGTGAATTTAAAATCTTTACCATCGCCCATTGTTTCAATTAACACATCATGCCACATTGGTACAATATATCCGTGTCTGTTTAAGTCAAAGATTCCAGGGCATTGTGCAATGTGATCCATTCTTCCTTTTGCAGTTTTAGAAGCGTTTTTAAAATCGCCCATTGCTCGTTTTTGCCAATTTGTAATAAATTTACTTGCTGGTATAATCGGACATGCTTCTGCTACTCCGGCAATTTCTGAGAAGAATTCTATTTTTTTCATTTCTGTATCCTGATATCAAACGCTATATTAATTCTATTTTTGCTTGCATGTTTATTTGTTTCAACTTCGTGTGGCATCCAACTAGGCCACATTATTAAATCTTTGTCAGCTGGTGTAAAATAAAAATCTCTAGTAAATGGCGACATACTATCACAATCGCCTAATATGTTTGCTGGATTAACGAGCCTTAAATCACCAGTTCCTGAGCCTTTTACGTAATATACTCCAGAAAAGATTGCGTCTTTATGACTGTGTAATACATTACGACTTCCTGGTTTATTTACATTAGACCAATAAGTTAAAATATATTTTTTATCATTAGTCATACCTTTTGCAAACACCGAATCCATGTCACTGTAGTACTCAACATTTTCTTTAACTAAATTCATAATTGCGTCTGTTAACCATTCTGTGTTTTTGTACACATGTGACGATCTCCAACAATCTAAATTAGTAGACGAAGTAGTAGGCTCTGAATCATATTGATTATTAATGTCATCAAGTAATACCGATACTTGCGATTGCGTACCTACATTTTCTTTATGAAAAAAGTATGCGTGTAGAATAGGCGTCATCGATTATACCATTCTTTTAAGTAATCGTAATGATTTGGAAACACTTTTTCAGCAAGTTCTACTCTAGCTGTATGTGAGTTGAGAAAATACTCAGAATATTCTTTTTGTTTATCAGATAGTTTAGACTCTACTCCTTCATATGCTCCGCCTGCATGAAGCATACTAAACCACTGTGTTACACAAAACATGCTGCTAGGTGTTAAGTGTAAGAATCTTTTAGGGTGTGGTAAAAATGCGTCAAGTATTTCTTTAACAAATCTTGGACGATCTTCTATCTTTTGAGTTCGTATCTCTTTCCAAAACTCAGTATCGTCTTTAGTACTAAAGTAATAATGTGACCAAACAAACGTAAATATTTCTGCTGACATTTCACCAAAGCCTTGATTCATCATTTGCCTTGACTGTTCAGACCATATATTATTTTGAGCATTTAATAAGTCTGACAGACTGTGTACTAATGCTGTAGTAAATGTAATTCCTGTTGCTTCTAATGGTTCTACAAATCCTGCACTAAGTCCTACCCCAATAACATTTTTTATAGCAATTTGTGTATGAGCTCCGCATTTCATTTTTAAGTGTCTAGCAGGAGCAACATACTCTCCTAGATGTTTTCTTAATTCTGCTTCGGCATCTTCATCGCTGATGTGTTTACTTGAATACACGTATCCATTGCCTATCCTAGTAAAGATAGGAATAGTAAAGCACCAACCTGCGTCCATTGTAGTTGCTTTAGTATAAGGATGACATTCTTTTTGCGGGTCAGTATACTGAGTTTGTATTGTTACAGCTCGATCTGTTAATAACCCTAAATCATTAAACGATTGCCATTTAGCACCCATTTCTTTTTCAAGTAATAAACTAGCAAATCCAGTACAATCTAAAAATAAATCACCTGTGTATTTTTCGCCTGCATCATTAATAAGATACTCAATTCCGTTTTCATTTTGTGTTATTTTAGTAATGTTAGTATCAACATATGTTATATCGTTAATAATTAATTCTTTGATAATTTTAATAATTTGATGCGCTGAAAAGTGTACTGAACCGAATCCACTTGGTCCCATACCAGGATTAACATCTAAATAATCTTCTAGCTTTAACGACACATTACCTTTAGCAAGTCTGTAAGCAGGATGCCATTTTGCTAATTCAGCATAAGGCTTGTCTATAAAGTAATCAGACGTAAATAAGTTTTCTGCAACAAGACTATTTGATGCTGTATCATTGTCAACAAAATAAGGTTCATCATTCCAGCCAACACATTCAACTCCGTACTTAAATGATGCATCAGCGGCATTCATCCAAACATGTGGAGGTATTCCACAACGCCATAAAAACTCTGCTGTTAGCGGCTGTGTTCCTTCACCAACGCCAATTGGGCCTGCACTTGAATCTTCAATCAACGTAATATTGCAAGGTGAGTTTAACATATTTCGCAAATATGCCGCTGCTAACCATCCGCTTGTGCCGCCTCCGAATATTACAATGTTGTTTGCTTTAGTTAGTATCATATTACATGCCTTAATTATATAAAAATTCTATGTTAAAAGACAAAGAAACTCTTTCTTTATCTGTTCTGTTAGGTTCTACTTTGTGCAATAGCCAGTTAGGAAATAGTAGTATCATTCCTTTTTCAGGAGGAATTTTAACAATATTGCTGTACCTATCACATCTATGTGGGAAAGAAATAACAAAAGGATTAGGACTTTTAAAAGATATCATTCCACACGTTGAATCAGCTTTATGATAGTATACACCACTAAGTGCATTAGGCTGATATCCGTGTTCGTGTAACCCAATATTTTGATCTCTACTAAATGTGTTTAACCACGACTCTTGTATTCTCAGATCATGTTTTACATTTTGATCTGCTTCTTTAAGATACTTGCGTGTATGATTAAAAATTGCTTGCTGTGTTGCAATTAATTTATGATCCTCTATTGCATTCATTTGTGTGTCTGGTATGAATGTAGTAGGCGCTGTATCGTTGTCAGGCTGCCAATCATTCTTAAACGCTAATTTAGGAATTACATTATCAATTTCATCACTAACTCTGTGATCATCAATAACATCAATGTATATAGGTGTGCTAAAAAAGTTATGTATCATGTTCTAACAACCAATATGTAAAGTCCGTTCCACCATTCATTTGGATTCTCTTCTGAGTTTAATAAAATCTTTTCGTATGTTACTAAGCCTTCGCACTCATTAATTGCTTCTCTTGCGCCTTCAACTACTCCTGCCCAGTTAGCATCATCAAATATAAGAACTACTTCATTTGAAAAAGTATTCCAGTAATGTTTAACTGCACTTGCTGTACTTTCTGCATCATGCGGGCCATCATAAAAGAACATTTGTATTTGCTTGGTCCAAGGAGTTGTATCAACTGATAGCATGTCTGCATTAATAACAGTTAAGTCTCCTGAGCTAGGTTGATACTTTTCAACGTTTGCTTTAAATGCTTCAAAGTTATTTGCTGGAAGATCTTTTCCTGTTTGCGGTTGTATTTGCTCTATCCAATTGTCAACAGCAATAGCATTTATTGGGTTATCTTTAATAACTGAACACAATGTAGCACCTAAGTACGATCCTATTTCTAAATAACTGCCAACACCTTTTGCAATTCCGTTTAATACTGTTTGCACTCTTGGACTTGTTAAGCCAGGGACATCAACTTTTAATTTAGGAACTCCGCTATCAGCAATAACTGTTGCTACATGTTTAATAATATCACTATGGTCTAAGTCTGATTTTGCTTTGTAAATTTTATCGCAATACTGACATTCCCAGCAATCAAACTTACAGTTTTTTATCTTGTCGCGCCAGATGTTAATAGGCTTGTCTTTTAGATTAGTTTCTTCAAGATACGTTTCAAACCCAGCAACAAGAATTTCGTCACCGTTGTCCCACTTACGAATTATTTCCATAGTTTCGTATAGTCTTGGTATTGCTTCACGGCCGTGCATTTTAAATACATCAATGCCTAAATCATTTATAAACTCTTCCCAGTCTTCTCTCCACGGTGGTAGATCTGCTGTCTTTAAATGTACTGACGGATCTAGTACGTCCCACTTAGGACAACTAACTCTACTAATAGGATCATTAAAGTATTGCGGTGTTGGATCTTGACGAGTATTATTAAACTCAAAGTGTTCAACCATCATTGGACAGTTACCTAAACACCCTTCATTTGCTAATAAGCTATACTTAATATCTTTACCTAAGTTCTTTTTAATCCAAACTTTAGCCTCTAATAAACGTAACAGCACATCTCTATTACGCATTAAGTCTCTGTCAAGATTAATATAGTCGAACCCTGCTTTTGCAAGATTAACTATTTCACTTGGTGTGCTTACATCTCTTAAAATTGTATTTTTAACGTGTATTTCAGGAAATGCTTTTTTAATTTGTCCGGTAGCCATCCAATGTGTATGTGGAATAGTTACTGTTTTTACGCCAGCATCGTACAGCGGCTTAAAATTTCTAATTAGTGTATCTAAGTTAGATTGTGTTGGAGGTACTGTAGTATTATTAAATGTAGCACTAATAGGAATACCTATTTCTTTTTGAATGTATAATGCTGTATTAATTGCATACGCATAGTCTTCGTTGTGCAAGAAAATGTCGCCCATAGCATCTTGTGCAAAGGGCGGTATTCTACTTGTAAAGTATACATCGTATATAAGATGTTTATTCTGTTTTAAAAACTCAAAAAACTCTTGAAACTGTTCAGGATTAAGTTTCGGATTTAATGGTACACTGAATATTTTCTGCATTTATGTCTCACTAGTATAGCTATAATTTATACTTAGTATAGCATCTAATGCTCTACCTGTCAACATGAATTATAGTCGTTTTAGGCGATGTCCCATTCAACTTTAAAGGTAGGTTTACGAGGAGTCATATTAGTTGATGCAAAATTACAATCAAAATAATCATACATTATACGCTGACCTTGATCTAATGTTTCCATTCCGCTTATCATCTGTCTTAAAGCATTAACGTATCCATTATTAGCGTCTAGATGATTTTGTATATGTAGTTCCATTACTGTCTTCATAAACTGGATACCATTGTTAGTATCTTGTTCGGTTAAGTCGTAGTAAAACTTAGGACCTTCGGCTGTATGTGTGTCGCCAGTATCCTGAACAATTTGTTCATATACATTTGTCATTTTTGCTACTGGAATTTCACCGTCTCTAGCTGTAACAAACTTATACGACTTTGCTACAAACTCACCAACAACCTTACCATGTAACCAATCAACAAATGTTCCGTCAGGTGCTGTACTAACTGAATAGTTCCAAAAATCCCCTATGAGTTCCATTCCTGGTTGCCATCGAGGATCGTTACCTGCTATAGTTTCATGTATTATATATATCATAGTCGTTATCGCTTTCGCTGATGCCGCCTGGGTTACTTGCAGCTATTTGTGCTGGATGCTCCGGAGTTGGAATTGTTAAATCTTTATTACCTACTGCTAAGCCTCCAAGTTTTAACTTTTCGTCTACTTCAAGCTGAAGACTTGATTGTACTTGCTGTAACTGTGCTCCGTAACTAAGAGCAAGCCCTAGAGTTTCGTTTTGTTGCTCAGGTGCCATACTTAAAATAGCATCCATATTACCTGTGTTTATTCTACCATAAAACACTAAGTCAGCAGCAGATTGTTTTGCTAATCTGTTAGTCCAGTATTCCGCTTCATAAACATCTTCTTCTTCTGTATTGAGAATGTCCATATAGGTTCTGCCACTACCGTCTGGTAGCATAGCTTCTTCTGATTTCATAAACTCGTCAATAAGATCGATAAGATTTTGACGTTCTAAATAGTATTCACGTAATTTCTTTTCAGCTTGTGCTAAGTTTTTAGATTCGTTTGCTGCTTCAATTTGAGCTAATCTTTTATCAAATTGATCAGTTGTATTTTCCGCAATCCAAAGATTTCTATCTCTTTCAACTTCCCACTTACTGTTATCGTACAATACTTGTTGTAGGGTTTCTTCTCTACTTCTCAGTTCTAACATCCACTGACGTAGTTTAGCAAAAGGGGTAATTTGTGTTTGGCCGACAAACCATTTAATTTTAAACTTTGGATTTGACCACTGCTTGTTGTACGCACTGGAAAGAATATCTTTATCTTTTTCTGATAATTGTGTTACATCTGTAACCAACGGCATTTTTGGTGCATCACCAAAATACTGTTTTTGTCTATCCATTCTACTAGTACTATCTAAACTGTTTTCTGTCATGTATATCTCCTAAAAATAATCTCATGTATTACTTATTACGAGTATTTAACTAGTTTAGCCGCGCCATGCTCCGAAACCTGAACTACGTCCTGCTGGGCCTTTTGGCTCCATAGTAGATCCGCCAGTTGTTTGTGTTTCGCTTGCATATATAAACTTTGCAGATAAATTGTTTTGTAAGCCGTTGTATTGTCCTAACATATACGATTTATCATTACCTAATGTGTAGTTTTCTTCACCACAGTTAGTGTATGCTTTGTTCATAAAACTTCCGCTTGTTGTTGTATCTGTAAGATGATTTGTTCTTCTATAAGTATAACCGCCTGCCCAACTACCGTTGTTACCAATATACCCGTGTACTAATTTAGAACTAATATTCTTTTGTTGGAAGTGATCGCCTGGTTGTGTTCCTGCTCTTGCAAGTAGTGTTTCGCTTGCAAACGTAAAGTTCCAGCAATATATTGTACCACTATAACCTTCACCCATGTACCAAGTACCATAATTCTCTGCACTAGTACCCCAAGGACCGCCTGCTGTTGATCCGCCTTGACCAGCTGTTGTATTTAACCCAGGTCTTGTCTGCATCATTTCGGTAACAGTGTCAAATCTTTCAACACTTGTTGCGCCACCTCCAGTGATCCAAGTTGATAAATGCTCTTTATATACAGCACCCATGTGTCCTCGACTAACACCCATATTTGAACCACCTTGGGTAGTAAATGCTGAATCTGTACGCATACTAAATCCGGTAGTTATGTTACCACTAGCATTGTGTGCGTTAGTTGTTCCAAAATAGAAAGCTCTGTCTAATCCAACTGCGCCTGACTTATAGTTGCCTGATCTTGCTAGTAAGTCTCCTAGGTCAACTGATGTGTCATTAGAGTGATCAGTCCTGTTTACATTTCTCCAAACAGCTGAACTTTTATAGCCGCCCATAACATATCCAGCAACAACAATTTGTCTAGTATACCACGGTATAGTAAAGTCTTGCCAGTCCGAATTATGTAATGTGGAATAATATTCAATAGTACTAGTATCAGTATTATATCGAAGTGACCCTTGAGTAGTACCGGAGCGTTGTGCTGAAGTGCCTACGGGTACTCTTAAATATCCGGTGGAGCTCAGTGATGTATTTTTTAACGTTGCCATTCTATATTATTTCCTTTAATTGGTCCAAGAGCATACCGCACTACTCATTCCTGCTTTACCTTTAGGCTCACCTGATGCTCCTAACTGGAAGCCTGAGTCTGTATTATAATTCCATCTGTGCGAAAGATTGTTTTGTAGTCCGTTGTACTGTCCTAGCATATACTGATGATCTTGTCCCATTGTATAGTTTTCTTCACCACAGTTTCCAAGTGGTTTGTTTACAGTACCTGATGTACTGTTAGTTATCATATTAGTTTTACGGTATGTATAACCACCTTGATAACTGCCGTTATTACCTGCCCATGCATAGTTGTGTTTACTTTGAATTGTCTTTTGCTGATGGTGATTACTTATTGTAGTACCACCTCTAGTTGATATAGTTCTTGTTGCAAACGTAAAGTTTCTATTATCGTTTGACGTGTAAATAATTCCGTAATTTTCGTGACTAGCACCCCAACAATCTGATGACGTATATGTAGGAGAAAGTGTACCTACAAGTGTTTTTGTTACCATGTTGTATTCTTCAATGTTAGCATTACCGCCACCTGACGTAAATGCAAATACATCTTCTTGGAATATACCGCCGAATCTAATATGACTATATGCCATATTACGTGAAATATCAGTAGCATTAGTTTCAGTACGCATATTATATGCAATAACATAGTTTGAACTTGCAGCATGTGCGTTAGCTGCTCCAAATACATATGCATAGTCTTTACTACATGCGCCCCATTGATAGTTAAACGCTCGTTCAATACTACCGTCACCTAAGTTAATTGTTGTATCTGTTTGTGTGAAACACTTGTTAACATTGTTCCAAACAACTGCACTTTTATATCCGCCAAGCACATATGCTGTAGTGATAATTGTTCTATGAGGAAATGCAACACTATTTTGTGCCCAAGCATACCCATCCCAATATTCTACAATACCTAAGTTGCTGTTTAATCTAACTGCACCTACAGTATTTGCTGGACGCTCTGCGCTAGTACCTATTGGAAGTCTTAAGTAACCTGTGTCATTAATATTTGTGTTTAGTAAATTTGCCATGTTTTATATTCCAAATCTGTGTCTTAGAGAAGCCGTGTTGTTTCTAATTTCTTCATCGGTGTGTCTGTCAGCATGTGCGGAAAAGAACTTAATATCTCCCCAATTTTGACTAACCGTCGATGGTGTTGTATTACCACTATGATAACCACCAATTGATCCAAATCCTCTATTGTATCGTGCGTTTGAATTTGTTATTGTTCCTGTTAAGTATCCGTTAACAAAGAACTTATGAGTAGGATTATCATTGTTACTCCAGCTCCATGCATATACGTTAAACATTCTCATAGTATTGCCGCCACTATTATATTGTTTAGCCCCTTGACAAGGCATATCTGTATTTTGATTTGCGCCGTTATCTATAAAGCCTGAGACGTCGTTGTCATACACGCCAATGTCATAGCCGCCACTTTGAATAATTACATGATGGTCACTGGTGTAAGATCTTGTAAGTGTTCTCCACTCAGATGTACTAGTTTGTACTCTTGAAACACAATAATATGTTACATCACCTGATAGTGAGATATCTGTAGCATTCTTTGCACATCCATGACTGCCATTAAAGTTCATATAACCGTCAACACCGTAACTATTACCAGCATTTGTAGTTGTAGTTCCGTTAATTAGTGAGCCAGTTCCGTTTGAGCCAGCTACATATGCCGCTGCTACTATATTAAAGTTATTACCGCTTCCTGATAAGTCAGTCCACACAGTACCACTGCCTGGATATGATTCTGGTAACGTGGCATCTAACTGTACAACACACGCTCTTCTCATAAACGCACCTTGGCCTGTTCTAACATCTCCCCAGAACCCTTTGAAATAATATTCAACGTATCCTAGGTCAGTATTAAAGCGCATATCGCCGTCAGCTGGTGTAGCAGGGCGTTGAGCTGTTGTGCCAGAAGGAAGATTTATATTCCCAGTTGAGTTTATAACCGTGTTTTGTAAAATAGCCACTAGGCTTACTCCCTATTTATTTTTCTTTAGTTCAGCAATTTCATGTGTTAATGTTTTAACAGACTCAATTAAATATGCTGATAGCTTAGTATAACTAATACCAAGTGGTTTGCCTGCGTCATCTAATTGTACTAAGTTTGGTAATATGTTGTATACATGTTCTGCAATTAAGCCAGCTTCGTTCTTAGTACTACCATCTTTACGATCATATGTAACACCCGATAGTTGTAATATACTTTCTAGTGCGTTAGTAATTGGATTTACGTTTTCTTTAAAAGCAATACTTGAATCCTCTACAATACTAGTTGCTGTCATTGTACTAAAACTACCATTAGCTCTAGTACTGCCGCCTATTGTTGTACCATCAATATTACCGGCATTACAGTCAATAGTTCCTACAGTTGTAGTACCACCTAAACTGCTATTAGCAGTTGTAGTAATTGCTGTTGCTGATAACATACCTGTACTAGGTACAAAGGTTAATTTACCTGCACTATAGTTAAGTCCTGTTACAGCACCGTCGTTTGCGTCTGCATCATCCATTATAGCAAGGTAATATGTACCTGAATCACCAGTTTGGTTAGAAGTAGTAACACCTAAATTTGCAAACGATAGTGTGCCATCTGTTTGACCTACTAATGCTTGTCCGTTTGACGCTGGTACTGCTCCAGGCATTGTTAATGTATAACTGGCTGCCACAGTTGCTGGTGATTTAATGCCTGCATAATTACTACTATCTGCATCTGCGAATTTTAAAGTTTTTTCAGCATTTAGTTGAATATGTTTAGCAGACTTAACTTCGCCTGTTCCGTTTGGATCTAAAACCATATCAACATTAGTTTCAATGGTTGATAAATTATTCACCTTCGCTGTAAATGTACCCAAGACCGGACCACCTTGTACACCTGTTGTAATTCTACGCATTATGTTTCTCCCTTAAACA